ATCGCTAATGTTCTTTGCATATTAAAACTCGTTAATGCTTTCTAATAGGAGTTTGAGACGACGTTCGATAAAGTAGTTGAAGAGTTTATCTCTTCCTTTACCAGCTTGCTGCTCGTACTGTACGAGCACTTCCTTCTTAATATCAGGAGGAATGAAGTTGAGATCAACGAGTTGCTGATTACGAAGATAACCGCGCAGCATCTTCTCGTCACAGAATTCCTTTGGATCTGAGTTGAGCCATTGATCTAATTTTTTCTGACTAATAGGTTTCTGTCTGGCACCGACAACGAACGTGTCATCTGCTGACAAGAAGTTAGGAACACCGTCGCCAGTATCACCGCGAATGATATGTTCTTTGATGAACTTATCGACGTCGTTCGTCTTACGCCACTTCTTCTGTACAGGATCAAACTGCTGTACGTTCATGTAAGCTTGAAGCTGCACAAAGTCTTTGTCACCAGAAAGAATCAAGATCTTCTCGTTGGTATTGCCATAGGTTTGTGCAAGAGTGCCGATGATGTCATCAGCTTCGGCGCCATCGACACGAATGACTCGATAAGGAAAGTAATCCTTGAGTTCATCGCGGACTTTATTGAGAGTCTCGAATACGGCAGTCCAGTTGATCTCGGACTTCTCACGATTCTTACGACGATTGGCTTTGTAATAGGGAAATACTTGACGGCGCCAGTTATTACCAGCATCGCATGCGATAATCATCTCGCCGAATTCGTCCTTAAACTTGACATTATAAGCGCGAACAGAGTTTAGCACCATGTGTCGTAAAAGATCTTCTTCGATATCTGCATTCGTGTGGTTTCCAAGTTGTATCATTAGATTGGAAATCATAACCTGCGAAAGGTCCATAATAATCATTTCAATTTCTCACTCTTCATCTGGTAAAGTATACGTATATTCAATTGTACTGTCTTCATTATATCTAAATTCGAATATGTTGTCAGACATATTATGAAATGGATGCTCGAGATTATACTGTCTGTGCAACAATGCCTTGATGCCTTCCATGACTAAGGCTACATCTTTGATGTATTTATCGTCATTAATATCTACGCCGTAGGCTCCGAACATATTAATTATGTCAGGAATCATGTCATTCATGACTCCAGCCACGTGTTCTTTACGAGTCTGAGTAACCTTATCATGAATTTCATCTAAGTTCTGAGGCGGCGCCTCGTCGCGCTTGACACCTGGAAATAAGATTACGTTGTCCGTCATTTAATAACCCTTAGTAGAATGGTGTCTTGATTGATTCGGCCATTCGGCTTCGACTCTACGGTCTTGATCTCGTCCATGAACTTGCGCAGGCTAACTTTACCTGCACCAAGCAACGCTTGAATAGAAACGTCTGGCTTACGCAAGCTTTTGCTTGTAGAAGTCTCGACGTCATAACCGATCAAGGTAGTGCCTTTGACTTGGATTCCAGCTGGACCACTCGAATCATATCGAGCCAACTTCTTGTATTTGGTGTTGTAAGCCCATAGCTGTGTACATCCTACGACCTCTGCTGGATGGACAGAGACAATCTTGAGTGAAGGCTCTTCCTTCTGGTATTTAAGGTTCTTGACCAGATCGACAGCAGACTTTGCTTTCTTTTCACGTGGCTTACGAACCTTGACAGCCTTCTTGTTATTTACATAACGATCGATGTCACCGAAGAAACTCTGCCAAAAGTTAATCCAAAACTTTAGACGCTTGCCGAAAGCTTCTTGAACTTGCTCGTCATTCGACATAATCTCTGTATATTGAGGACGATAATAGTCAGCTACGATGCCGAGAATCTGTGCGTTCAGCTCGTTCGCTTGACAGAAGGTGTACATCGAGAACTCTTTGCCATCGATGACATTATCGAGTTCTTCTTCGAGACTCGTGATGATGTAGTTGGCCTTCTCACGAATGCGAGCTTGAATATCGACGACAGACTTTGGTGTGTCTTCGACTTCTTCGACAATCTGAGTAGCTGCCGCAAGGAGATTCTTTACACTATCATTGAAGTAGTCGAGATTCTTTTGCGGCAGCTCATTGCCATTCAGTAGAATACGTGCAACGTTACCAAGAGTCTTGGAAATCTTCCACTTTGGAAGTTTGCGTAGGAGTACGAGTTGGTCCTTGGTATAATTCTTCTTGGCATAAGTGAAGAACCAGTCACGCGACTGATCATCAGATGCCATGTAGTTATACCAGTTCAAGGCATTGCTATAGCCATCGATTACGATGGGTTCTGAGCCATAGGCTTTGTCATCGATCGACCGAATAGCCGCACGAGAGATCTGTTTGGGTTTAGCTTTAACCTTAATGACCATATTTACCTCTGTAGTTCCTTGTTTGTATTATTCAATCTACTACAGTTTTGATAATTTGTACATGCTTATTTTCACAAGTCGATTTTATAATTAAAACTTGGACCGGCGGTGGGTGTATATTGAGTTGCGTTTGGCTCCCAACCAGGAGTTCCAACGACTGGTTCCCACTTTTTGTCGACATGTTCTTTCTTGAAATACGACCACTTGCGAGGAGTTTCCATGGCAATTTCCATACCATGCTCAAGCAACTGATTGTGCACAGCACCGTGTTCGTACATCTCTACGTCATCGAAGACGAAGACAGCGCCAGGATCTGACCGCTCAAGGAAGAATGCAATCTCGGCATCGAGAGCTTCGAGTGTGTGAGGACCATCGAAGTGAACTACGCTATACTTATTGACAAGACTCTTATGCTCTGCATAGACAGGAACACCGTCTGCATAACGATTAAAGAATTCTGTATCTTCGAGGTTGAACATATAGAAGTTGACGTTTTTCTGACGGCAATACAGATATAAGTTGATCATGCATATGTCGCGCATCTCATTGGTATAGTCGCAGCGACCTTCCTTGAAGATCTCGTCACGATAATACTCGATGTTCCCATAAGGATCGATACCAAAGACTGGCTTCTCAGGAGTCTGACCGCTTTCTACGAGACCGTCGATGATACACTGTAGACCACCGCCCATACGGACACCAATCTCGACTGCTGCACCTTCTACACCCTTTGATCGAATGGCTGCGTCAGTGAGTACTTCATAGTTTGCGCTATCTGTGCCGAATTGTGCTTGGATCTGATGGATCGATACTGGTTGTTGTGACATTATGTAACCTTACCTCTGTTTCTGATATATTTAGCAATCATATGCATAATAGCTTGGTGGACGTCTTCTGCTGCCTCGTATTCTTGGATATCGACATGTAGAGAGATATCTGCGAGTTGAGCGCACTTATTATCTGGAGAAAAACCTGTCAAGGCAATAGTCTTTATTTTCAATGACTTAGCAGTCTCAATTGCCTTGACAACATTCGGAGAATTACCACTCGAAGAGATGGCTACGAGTACGTCGCCTTCTTGTCCGAGTGCATCGAGCTGGAACGAGTAAACATCGTCGTAAGAGATGTCATTCGCCACGGCTGTCATGAGTGGAATATTTGCTGCCAAAGAAATAACTCTTGGTCGCAGCCCACCTTTCTTACAACCTTTGGTATAGTCGCATGCCCAATGCTGAGCGATGGAAGCAGATGCACCATTACCAATTGTATAGATGTTATTCCGATGATTAGAAATGCTTGTCAGCCAAATGAGTTCTGCTGCTTTTTTAAATTCTTCATGATCGATACTTGCAAAGCCGATATTAATCAGGCCGAGGTGATCGAATATAATGTCAGTCTCGATAGACAACTCTTGCTCCTTCATGTGAGATGCCTACATCGAGGCATGTTCTGTCTGAGAATTCTTGGCGGATTGCACTCTTAGAATCTGTAAGCGCTAGCATGTATCCTCCGCCTCCTGCTCCAAGTAACTTAGCGCCAAAAGCACCAGAAGATTTGCAACGTTCGTACATAATATCTATATCACTGTTGGAGATCTCTTCACTCATCTGTTTCTTCAGAACCCATGCAGAATCAAGCAACTGACTGTACGTATTGATATTCACTTGCTGTGTTCCCTGCATATTTGCCATATCAGCCATTTGACGAATAATAAATGTCTTTGCTTCAAAGTTGATATTATCAAGGATCTTAGCTGCATGATGCTCTACGTTTGTAGGAATCAAGATCATGTAGTTCTCGATTGCATTCGAGTCGAGACGCTTCACATCTACTCGTCCATTGCCAAGCTCATTTGCATATTGAATGTAGTTCATGCCACCGAAAGCAGATGCAAACTGATCTTGCATGCCGATCTTCCAACCACATAGATCGATCTCGATGTGGCAAGCAGTCTTCGCAACAAGATAAGGATTTACGTATTCGAAACCAAGATAGGCTGATAAAGCCTTAATCAAAGCACAAGTAAAAGCAGACGATCCACCAAGACCGTTGCCGATCGTAGGGATGTCTGCGAATGATGTGATCTCGATGTTGGATTTGATACCGAAGAATTTCAAAGCGTTCTTGACAATATCGTTCTGAAGATCCTCAACGTTCTCTACACACTCTTGTTTCGAATAAGAAACTTTGACATGGTCGTGAGGAGTGTGCATGACTGCTACATAGACATACTTGTCGATGGCAGTTGAGATGGTTGCTCCACCCCATTGTGCAAAGTGGGCGGGGATATCACTACCCCCGCCGAAAAAACTAACTCTGAGTGGTGCTTTGGCCAATATCACGGTGTTGTTCCTTTAACGAAGCGATGAGTCCCTTCCACTTGGGAATCACTGAATCCCAACCGAAGCGAGTGTCTGCGTAGGCTTTGACGAATGACATCATGTTAGTAATGTCGTTGTTCTGCACGTTCTCGATGGCATACATCAGAGTGTGAGCAAAGATGTTAGCATGCAGATTTGGATTCTCATGATCACCGTCATACTGGACAGTTAGCCCACCCGACGTGTCAGCCAAAGCAGAGAAGTTAGGATGAACCGCCAAACAACCAGCTGACATAGCTTCAATAAGAGACCTGCACGAAGTTTCCGGCCAGATACAAGGATACGCAAAGATGTGGGCTTTTTGATATGCGGCACGTACTGTCTCCTGATCTGCCCAACCATGATAGTTGATTTGTGGGTGCTCCTTCATCCGATCGAAGAGAGGCTTGTACGCTTCGTCGCGGCCCTCCCAACCTGGACCATAGATGCCAAACGAAGAGAAGACATCTAATTCGATGTTAGGATACTTCTCGGCGAGAGCGCAAAAGACAGGAACCAGAATCTCCAGTCCACGATGAGGTGTGGACGTATAAATGAGACGTATCTTATCCTTTGGTTTCTCAACGAGTGGAATAGGCTCGATGCCTGTTTCGATAACTGTTGAATGATTGCTATATGGAACTCCAAGATAATCACGATACTGTTGATACTGCCAGTTAGAACTGAAGACCAACTTTTGAAAGCGAGCTCGAGAAGCTGGATCTTGAAGGTGTGAAGCTTCCGGATCGCCAGCGAGATCATGTAAATGATAGATCTTAATTCGGTCAGGATCGAGGTCGCGGACGCGAGCAGTGATAATTTGGACACCATCGAGTTCATCACTTGAAAGTCGGTGGAAGAGATTTCGAGTGGTAAGTTCTGTTCCACCATTCGATTCCTTGTTCAGTTCGTTCAGTTCAATCTTATCTTGGTTATTCATTATTATTCCTTAGTAGCGTTCAGCAATTCCATATCTTCATCGTAAAAGAAGAACCCGTCGCCAATTGCCTTATCATCGATCCATACGTCGTATGATGGCTTTCCGAGACGGACTTCGTGGAACTTGCATCCCCAATCTTTTAGTTGTTTTGTAGTAAGTTCGGTCCAGTCGATTCCCGATCCTGAACCACGGGCTGTCCAATAGATGATGGTATTACCCTGATCGTATAGTTTATTTATCTTCTCGATACGATGCTTAAATGGAGTTGCCAATCCATAGCGATGTTGACCATCTGTATATGGCGTTTTACAGATGGTCTGATCAATGTCTACCATGTAAATCATGCGTCGAGTGACAGTACACTAAAGCCGAGGACCGAGTCGTAACGGAACGAACGCCATCCTTTATTTTCAAGATCCCATACAGCAAGCACTTCAGGATTTGGAGTCTTCTTCTGTACGGCTTCTTCAAGATCAGTCTGTGCCGGCAATTCGCTCGGCAACAGAGTGCATAGAAGATTTCGCTGTGTTCCGTCCTTCTTCATGAAGGATACATTTGCGATTCCAGTTTGGAGAACGCCCTTTAAATATTCATTCTGCCAAGAACGATCGTTCTGGTCTGTCGTACCATTCAACGAGTTTGTCATAACCACCTACCTTTTCTGTGTCAATTATAATGAAAGGAACTGTTCTTACGTCTGGAAAGTTTTCCATAAACTCTTCGCGCGTAATATCT